ATGCTGGCATTGCTAAAGAGTGTGCTAGAATGATTCTACCCCTTTCTGCACCCACTCGCATTTACATGACGGGTTCAGTAAGGTCGTGGATACATTACATCGAACTTCGCTCTGGACATGGAACACAATCAGAACACATGGCTATTGCAGAGGGTGCTCGCCGTATCTTTAATTGTACGTTCCCAACCATCTCTCGTGCATTGGGTTGGTCTTGTCCTAATGGCGACTGCGACTGCGAGAGTGTCCAACCATCATTGAGGATTGATTAATGTACGAAGAACTAAATTGCTTTGAAGAAGCACTCAAACACTTCGGTACTCGGGTTGAAATCATCACTGCTATGGAAGTATCTAAAAGAATTAGTCCCGAAGATGCGTATCAGTTAATCAAAGACGAACTAAAAGAAGTTAAACGGTGTCGTAAATTGTACAAAAAAGAGGAGTGTTAATTATGCCTACCTACCCAGTAATAAATAAGGTCACAGGAGAGAAAAAAGAACTCTCTATGACTATGAAAGAATACGAAACTTGGAAAGGAGAAAATCCTGACTGGGATAAGGATTGGATGGCAGGTGTTGGTGGGGTAACCTATGGCACTCCTAAACAATCTCAAGGATTCAAAGAAGTGATGAGCAAAGTTCAAAAAGAACATCCACGCGCAAACTTGAGTCGATTTACTTAATATGGCAAGAGCAAGAAAACGCAATCTTAATGCACCTCCCGTCCCACCTGGTATGTCAGCAAAACAAATTCGTAGAAAAAAACCAATTGATAGTTCGTACTTGGTTAATATCAATCCAGTAACTCCGAACCAAGAGGTTGTCTTCCAGCAGTATTCACTGGGACAGAATCTTTTGCTTCATGGTGCTGCAGGTACTGGTAAAACCTTCTGTGCATTGTATCTTGCATTGCGTGAGGTACTTGACGAATCCACACCTTATGATAAAATATACATTGTAAGGTCACTGGTGCCAACTCGCGAGATTGGTTTCCTTCCTGGAGACCACGAAGATAAATCTTCTCTTTATCAGATTCCCTATAAGAACATGGTTAAATACATGTTCTCTATGCCTGATGACAATTCATTTGAGATGCTTTATGACAACCTTCGGGCACAAGAAACTATTTCTTTTTGGTCTACTTCTTTTATCCGTGGAGTTACTCTTGACAATTGTATTGTCATTGTCGATGAGTTCAGCAATTTGAATTTCCATGAACTCGATTCTATGATTACTCGCATTGGCGAAGATTCTAAGATTCTGTTCTGTGGAGATATTACTCAGTCTGACTTAGTAAAAGAGAATGAAAGGAATGGTATTCATGACTTCATTCGAATTCTTCAAACGATGAAAGAATTTTCCTGTGTAGAATTTGGTATCGACGATATCGTTCGCTCAGGTCTTGTTCGTTCCTACCTTATTGCCAAATATAATCTGAATCTGTGATGTTTGATTTTGTAAGCGTACCCAACCTACCATTTGACCCTGAGGTTGTGGAAAAAAATGGGGTGCGCTTATATAAGTTCCCTCATCAAGATAAATATTATCCAAGTGTAACTTCTGTAACTTCTTTTCAATCTAAGAAATCAATCTTAGAATGGAGAAAGAAAGTTGGAGAAGAAGAAGCCAATAAAATAAGTGGTAGAGCAACCTCTCGCGGTAACGATTTCCATGCTATTGTAGAAGAGCACTTCAAAGGTACTCTAGACCTACACAAGTATAACCACAATCCTCTCGCTCAAACCCTATTCCATTGTGCTAAAGCTACTCTTAATCGTATTTCTGACATACATTGCTTGGAAACCCCTCTCTATTCTGACCTCTTTTGTCTCGCGGGTAGGGTTGATTGCATTGCTAATTATGATGGCGAGCTTGCTGTAGTCGATTTTAAGACTTCTTCTAAAGAAAAGAAAGCGAATTGGATTGAAAATTATTTCGTACAAGAGTCTGCTTACGCTGCTATGTTTTACGAACTAACAGGGATTAGGGTTAAAAAAATTGTCACACTCATCGCAACAGAAGAAGGCTCTACTCAAGTATTTCAGAGGTACAATATTGATGACTATTTACAAGTACTTAAACGTTACATCCGAGAGTACAACAATGCAGAAAAGTGAAGACCCAAACAATAAGTTTCTCACGACTGCAAAGTTTTCGGAAGCAATTGAAACCATGGTGAAGGAGTCCAACGGACTACTTAATTACATCGATGCAGTAGTATCCTATTGCGAAGAGCACGAAATTGAGTTAGAATCTGTCAATAAACTCCTCTCCAAACCCCTTAAGGAACGCATCCGTCATGATGCGTGTAAACTTAACTACATTAAACAATCAAGCAAAGGTATCCTCCCACTATGACTGGATTTGAAGTGTATCAAATGTATCTCGCAATACGTTCTCACTTCACTCAACCTGAATATGATTTCTTTAAGTTTCGTGGCAAGACCAAAGCATCCTTAGCATCCTTTGATAAGAGAAAGGACTCTTACTTCTTTAAAAAACTTGCCACTAAACTACAAGACCGAGATGAAGTCTTGTATTTTTTAGTATCTAATTTTATTGCTGATAACAAAGGATACATTCGTACCTTTACTCACAAGACTTATCAATCGTGGAAGACTAGACAAGAATCTTTCACTTACAAATTCAAACAAGATATTGATGTGCTTCTCAATAGTATTGAGACACCATACGATACCAACTTCGATAATATTTTTACCGTAGAACGTGGGAGGCATCCAATTCTTCTACGTAAATTTTATTCCAATGAGATTAGTTTGGAGACTATGGTGGTATTGGAATCTTGTCTGGGATATGTAAATAACTTTGACAGTCATTTGGTGGACCCAATATGGTCAGAAACTAAGAACACAATCATTAAGTATCTTCCTTTTCTGAACATTGATTGTAAGAAATATAAAAAAGCAATTTTGGAAACGGTTGAGAAAAAACTATGAGTGATTTTTTTAGCTCAGATATTGTCAGAGAAAATCTGCAAGAAATATTTGATATCTATCGCGAATTATCAGAGAGTCAGTTCTGGTTGCCCAAGATGACCAAGGAAGAAAGAACTGAACACATCGAACGAACAAAGGGACTCATTGAGAAGCAAAAACTATTTTATTTTCGTCTAAAGCTTGCTGCGAACGAAGGAGACACGGAAGCTGAGAACATGAAAGATAAAATAAATGCCATGGTTAAGACATTTGGATATAAAGATTTGCTTCATTGTCTGGATTCCCTCATCGAAACCCTGGAGCGAGTTCAATATAAAGGTTGACATGTATAAATAGATGTGCTATGATTCCTCTGTTGAAAAAGCGGGGGAGTCTCGCCCACAACAAAATCCAAAACAATCCGAAAAATCCTATGTCTTTCGCATCACTTAAGAAACAATCCAGCTCAATCTTTTCTAAACTGAATGAAGAACTGGAGAAGCAGTCTACTACCACACAAACTGTTGGTCCTGACACTCGCTTCTGGAAACCAGAACTTGATAAATCTGGCAACGGTTATGCCGTACTTCGTTTCCTCCCCGCTCCTGAAGGTGAAGACCTTCCTTGGGCAAAGGTGTGGTCCCATGCCTTCCAAGGTCCTGGTGGTTGGTATATCGAGAATAGTCTGACGACTCTGAATAAGAAGGACCCTGTTGGGGAACTGAACCGTCAACTTTGGAATAGCGGCAGCGATGCTGATAAAGAAGTTGCTCGTAAGCAGAAGCGTAAACTGTCTTACTATGCCAACGTCTATGTTGTCCAAGACCCTGCACATCCTGAGAATGAGGGTCGTGTCTTCCTGTATAAGTTTGGCAAGAAAATCTTTGACAAACTGATGGAAGCAATGCAACCTGCGTTTGCTGATGAAACTCCTATCAATCCGTTTGATTTCTGGCAAGGTGCTGATTTCAAACTGAAGATTCGTAAGGTTGAAGGTTATTGGAACTACGACAAGTCCGAGTTTGCTTCACCTGCAGTCCTTGGTGACTTCGATGATAGCGAACTGGAGAAAATCTGGAAACAGAGTTACTCTCTTGCTGAGTTCACTGCCCCTGACAACTTCAAGACCTTTGAAGAACTTCAGGCACGTCTGACCATGGTTCTCTCCAACTCTGCTCCTGCACGAGTTGACCTGGAGACCTTTGAAGATGAAGAGTACGACGCAAAACCTGCATCCCCTGCTCTGTGGGGTGAAGAAGTCAATGCTTTCCGCCAGAAGGTATCTGCAGTCCCTGCTGTCTCCAGTGAAGACAAACTGTCGTATTTCGCATCTCTCGCTGAGGAGGACTGATATGAACGCTAAAGGAACAACGATTTCGATGTACTTTGGGGAGAAGCACACTGATACTCTCAAGCGTCTTGACGCTATTGCAGAGCAGTACCGTCTGTCTCGTACACAAGTAGTCGAATTCCTGCTCCGCCAGTATGAACTGGCAAGTAAGACTAACGCTGTCGAAGAACCGACTTCTAAAGCATGGTGGGAAGACCTGCCTGCTCCCGAAGATACTGTTAAGGAGGTTGCTAGTCCAGATGGACGTTGGGTGCTCACTCAACCCACTCCTGGGGTATTTAAAACCTTTTTTGCTGGTAAGTGATATGAAAAAAGCACTACTTGCATCGGTTCTAATTTTTATTCCAAGCAGTGCGATGGCATGGCCATATTCATATCCATATGACCCACTAAACCCTCCTCCTGCATACCATGTAGCTGACAATCCTTGGCTTCAAGGACGTTATGAGGGGGGTCAATACCCTGCCCAACCTGCTGCCCCTGCTCGTCCTAGTAGAGCACAGTGTCGTAATCAAACTTTGATTGGCGCTGCTGCTGGTGCTGGTATTGCGGCAGCAGTATCTAAACCAGATGCTTATAAGTGGTCTATCCCTGTTGGCGCTGTGTCTGGATACTTATTGGGTCGTCACAACTGCTTGTAATTGTTATGAAATCTATTGTTATTATGACGGCATTGCTTACAATGCCTCTTGCTGCTTCGGCACAATATTATAACCCCTCTTACTTTTCTTCTCCTGGTAATGCTCCTGTAGTAGTACCTCCCACTGTGATTACTACCAATCCAGTGAACCCCAATGAAAGTAAGAAGAGTTGTAAGGAAAGTATGGTTGACCTGTTCCTCTTCTCTGTTCGTAGGACGACAGGAGATTGTACTCCCTAAACCAAAATTGACTTTTAGTTACCAAAA